GATGACGATGGCTCAGGCTGCTGGGCATGAACTCCAGCTCCAGACTCTGAATACTAATACAGATCCAGTCCAATTTTATAATCCAGACCCGCAGTCTCCTGGCGCTCCTCAGCAGCAGGGTGGTGCTCAGATCAATCCCGGACTTAGGACTATCTCCGAGGCCATGCGCGGCATTATCGGAATGTCTGCTGGGATGTTCGCATCGAACATGGGCGACAATCCCGGACTTCAGTCTGGCGTAGCTATTGAGAGATTGCAGAGCAAGGGCGACAACGGGACTCACAAATATTCCCAGGCTCTTGAGGTCGCCGTAGGACACACGGGGAAGATATTTGTCTCTACTATTCCCAAGGTCTATGACAATCAGCGAGTCATGCGATTGATGTACGAAGACGGCTCAATGGAAATGAAGCCCGTCAATCAGGAGGTTATCGACGGACAGACAGGGAAGGTTGTGAAGGTCAATGACTTGGCTGCTGGGACGTATGACGTAGTTTGTAAAGCTGGGCCAAGTTTCAGAAACCGGCAAGAGCAGACTCTTAGAACCATGATTGACTTGGCTCAGGTTGATCCAGACATTCTCAAACTCGGCGATGATCTGCTGCTTAGAAACGTGGTTTCTCCTGTCGCTGATATGCTCGCCGAAAGACGCAGAGCGCAGATGCTGGCTCAAGGGATAATCCCTGAGTCTCAGATGACCGATGAGGAAAAAGCAGAGCTTGCCCAGAAGATGCAGGCGCAAGGTCAGGCTCAAGACCCTGCAATGGTATTAGCTCAGGCAGAGATGGCGAAGGCTCAGGCTGAACAGCTCAGAGCACAGGTCGAACTCCAGAAACTTCAGTTGGAGACGGCCAAGATTCAACTGGAAGCCCAGAAGATGCAGATGGGCGTACAGACGGATCAGGCGAATCTTCAGCTAGATGCCTTCAATGCCGAAACGCAGAGGATGAACACTCAGATCAAAGCCCAAGAAGCAGGGGCCAAGATACAGAAAGAGCAGGTACAAACCCAAGGCCAAGCGCTTGATAACCAGTTGAAGGTTGTAAGTGCGCTCAATGCGTTTGTGAGGTAATCATGGCCGAATCAGCTTTGAGGCAGTTAGTGCCGCAATCAGCAGAGCCTTTCGTGCGCTCTTACAATCCTTTTAATCCTGCTTTCAGAGAGACAATGCGGGCGAGCATTAGCGATCTCTTGGGAGGCCGCGCAATCGGCGGGACTCCTACTCAGCGATACCGAGCAAACATTGCGGATATGCTGACTGGCGCAGTTGAGATGGCTCCAGGCGTGGGCGAGGCTGTTGGCGTTACCGATACCAGACAAGCCATCCGATCTGGTGATTACGGCACAGCAGCAATTCTAGGCGGTGCGACTGCGTTGGGTATGGTTCCTGTGATTGGGGATGCTGCAAGCAGGGCTGTGCGCGAAGGTCTGGATATGTCTACTGCTGCAAGGATGCAGAGGGCTGATGAAGTATCTCTGCCAGGGAATTACTATCATGGGTCACAAAGGATTGATAGGGTTGTAGAGAAGAACGAGATCGACCCAAGAAGAGCCACTAGCGGGCCTATGCCATTTTTCACGAACAACCCTGATCTAGCCTCAAGCTATGCCAAAAATAAGTCAGATACCAGCCTTCCCGAAGGAACATACCAAGATTTTTTTAGGGTTTCTCCGAAAGACTTGGGCATAAGTGGCAGAACTCCAATTACAGTAGAGAGAAGCTGGAATTTCTTAGACCAAAAAACAAAAGATGAAATAAGAGACAGAGCCACGAGGATTGGATACGAAAATTTTGAAGAGGGCAGCGGAAAACTAACTCTTCATCCATCTGGGACAGACGCATCTCCATCTAAGAGCCAATACGATTTCTTAATGAGAACGTCTGCAAGAGGGAACCCACTGGCAGCTTTGCGAGAGCTATGGGTTGATAGCGCAAATCTTTTTAACGAGGAAGAAAAACTGGCGGAAATATACAGGTTGGCCGGATTTCCGGCGAAGATAGATCAATCTCTTGCTCCTTGGACTGAGGCTGCTGGAGTTCTTCCGGTAAGGCTTAGGATTGAAAATCCTCTTTTGACAACCAATACATCTGAAATTTCAGAAAAGGTTATTCCTGCTCTTGAAGCCGCCTTTAAGAATTCAAGAACAAAAACAAAGCCATATGGCGCAGATTTATGGGACAAAAACACCAGATATACGCCTAAGCAATGGGTTGAGCAGCTCAAGCAGGATATTTTAAACAATGAAGATAGTTTTGTTTGGACGTCTATCCCAGACAAAGTAACTGATGCTCTAAAAAATCTAGGCTATGACGGCATACTTGATAAGGGCGGAAAGATGGGCGGCGAGGCTCACACTGTTGCCATTCCATTTAGACCCAATCAGGTTAGATCAATCTTCGCTGACTTCGACCCTGCCAAGCGCAACTCCGCTAACCTAATGGCAGGGGTGGGAGGAACAGCAGTTGGTCTATCTGCCCTGAATCAATTAGTACCAAGAAACGAAGAAAGACAGCCAGATTGACCACTAATTGACTTTTCAAACCAATTAGTGTCAGCATTAACCAAGGAACGCGACCTTCTTCGCGGCGCAGGAACGGGTACGCGACCCTATTCGTGGCATCTACCTTTAAGGGGCAATCATGAGCAAAGAGCTGCAACCAGACGACGGCGGGTATTTGATCGAGCAGGACGAAGACTTGCCAGAAACTGAAGGCCAGGAAGAGCAGGAGGAAACTCTTGATCCTGACTCCGAATCAGCACCGGATAGTGGTAACTCGGCACACGAAAAACAGGTCGAGTTTACTGAGGAACAGCAGCGAATCTTCAATGAAGCTGTGGGGAAAAAGGTTTTCAAACTCCGTGAAAAAGAGCGAGAAGCCGAAGAACTCCGCAGGCGACTTGAAGAACTCGAAGCTAGGATTCCCCAGCAAGGACGGCCTGTAGTCCCTGAAGCACCAGACCCTTTTGCGCTCTCTGATTTGGAGTACAAGCAAAAGCTGGTTCAACGGGATCAGGCAATCCGCGAGGCCGCAGCATGGGAGGCTCAACAGCAGACACTGCAATGGCAGCGTCAGCAAGCTGAACTGGAGCGGCAAAGACGGCAGCAGGAACGACAGCAGGAGGAAGTCAAAGCCTACGCAGATCGAGCTAGTAAACTCGGTGTTGCGGCGGCAGAGCTTCAAGAGGCTGGCACGTTGGTGGCTGGATACGGGATTGACCCTGCATTGGTGGAGATGATTCTCGCCGATGACCACGGGCCACTTCTGACGAAGTATCTCGCCAAGAACCAGTTGGAACTTGAGAGGCTTGTACAGATGCCGGTAACAATGGCGGCTGTACGACTTGCGACTGATCTGAAATCCAAAGCCGTTGCCATGAAACCCAAGGTAACTAAAACCCCAGACCCGCTGAACCAGCCACGAAACTCTGGTATCAGTCCGGCCCCGAAAGGGCCAAAGGGGGCCACTTTTGAATAGGAGCAGTGAAGAATGGCTAATAATCTCCAAAGTAACATTACCCGCAAAGTTGCGCGGGTATTCCTTGATAAGTTTGAGTCCAGCCGTGTTCTGACACGCACAGTTGACACTCAACTGCTGACCAACCGCTTCAATCCGTCCACGGGTTCAACCGTAGACTTCAAGCGTCCTACGGACTATCGCTCAATCCGCACCAGTGGTGGTGATATCTCTGCCTCCACGAAGTCTGACATCATTGCCGGTAAGGCATCTGGTGTGGTTCAAGACTACTTCACTGTTGCCACTGAGTGGACGAACATCGAAGAGGCTCTGGAGCTGGATCAGTTGGACGAAATCCTGGCCCCGATGGCTACCCGTCTGGTGACTGACCTTGAGCTTGACCTGTCCGGCTATATGCTCAAGAACTGCAACCTGAAGTACGGCTCTCCGGGTACTGCGATTGATGCTTGGTCTGACGTTGCTGGTGCTGGCGCTTTCATGGATGCTATTGGCGTTCCGATGGAAGGCGAGAAATACTACATCGTTAACCCCTTCGTCGCTGCCGTTCTTGCTGGTGTTCAGACTGGTCTGCACACTGGTCAGAAACTTGTCGAGACCGCATGGGAGAAGGCGCAGATCAGCCCGAATTTCGCTGGCCTTCGCGCTCTGACCTCTAATGCTCTGGCAAGCTACACTTCAGGAACTGCGTCTGATCGTGCTGGTACTCTGTCAGCCAACCCGACTGTTACCTACGTTGCCCACAAAGACACTATGAAGCAGACTCTTGCTGTCACTGGTTTCTCTGCCAACGCTACAGTCAAGGCTGGTGAAATCATCACTATTGCTGGTCGCAACCGCCTGAACCTGTCTACGCGCACTCAGATGCTGGATGCCACTGGCGCAGCGATTATCTTCTGCGGCGTGGTTACTGCTGACGTAACGCTGGACGCTTCTGGCGCTGGTAACCTGGTTGTGGCTGGTGCTGCGATCTACGAAGCCAACGGTCAGTACAACACCGTAGCATCTGCTCCGGTGTCAGGCGATGTAGTAACCCTGCTGGGTTCTGCCTCTACTGTGTACCAGCCTGCCATGTTCTACCACAAGCAAGCCTTCGGTCTGGGTACTGTCAAGCTGCCCAAGCTGTACATGACTGACACCATTGCAACTACCGAAGATGGTATGAGCATTCGTGTCACTAAGTACTCCGATGGTGACGCGAACAAGCAGAAGATTCGTTTCGACCTTCTGCCCGCCTACGCGACGTTCAACCCGTTCTTCGCTGGGCAAGCCTTCGGCAGTTAACGAAGTCTGGTACAATGGTGGCGCATCTTCTGGGTGCGTCACCATTTTCAATTAGGGGTAATCATGCCAAAAGCTAAAGACCCACGATTAGAAAGAGCAGGAGTTGAGGGCTACAACAAGCCCAAGCGCACTCCGAATCACCCCACGAAATCTCATGTTGTCGTTGCTAAAGACGGCGACCAGATCAAGACGATCCGCTTTGGACAGCAAGGCGTGAGCGGAAGTCCCAAGCGCGAAGGCGAGTCTGAAGCAGACCGCAATCGCAGAGCATCATTCATGGCGCGGCATCGCGCAAACATCAACAAGGGCAAAATGTCAGCGGCGTTTTGGGCTGCGAAGGAAAAATGGTGATGGAAGTCTGGATCAAGCCTAGTGGCGTTGAAGTGATGGTCAATGAGTCGAGCGCATCTGCCGCAGAAAGTCTCGGATGGAAGCGCAAGACAGAAAAGGTCGAAGTTAAAAAGAAGCGTCTACCAAAGCCAAAGGACTAATTATGAAAGGTCTTTACTCTAACATCCACGCAAAGCGCGAACGAATAAAGGCTGGGTCTGGTGAGCGTATGCGAAAGCCTGGAAGCAAAGGCGCTCCGAGTGCGAAGTCTTTTCAAGAGGCCGCTAAGACAGTCAAGAAACCGAGGTTTGAATAATGGCGACTGTTGCCCAAGTTGCGAAGGCATCTCTGCAAAGGATTCTTGTCCAAGCCTCAGAAGCTCCGCTTGAGGCAGACGAGTATCAGGATTTCATCTTTGCGATGAACAACTATATGTTGGCTCTGGATGCTCAAGGCGTCCACTTAGGGTATACGGCAGTTTCCAATCTTGCAGACCAAGTGACCGTTCCTCTTGGTGCGCTTCGCGGTGTCATCGCCAATCTTGCTATTGAGGTTGCTCCTGATTTCGGCGGCGTGGTGACAGATGCTTTAGTGCTTCAGGCCAGAGAGGGGCTTCAGGCAATGAGAATGCTTGGTCAGACTATCGGCGGCACTCGAATGCCCTCTACTCTCCCCATTGGCTCTGGGAATACCGATACTGGGTATGGATGGAGCTGGAACTTTTATCCAGACAGCGAGGATTCTATCCTTGCTGAGACTATTGGCACTATTGCACTGGAGTCCTCAACATGACCGACAGAGCCTATGGCGTTAAGCAGAGCGACTTCACACAGCAGAATTCAATCCTATCTGGGTCTTATCTTGGATTCTTTGCCAATGGTTACAACTACAAGATTTCCTACACCAATTTCCTATCGGGCCTGGGTGTAACCGGCACGATTGTTCAGGACGGCGCAGTTAGCGGAACTGCTGTCCTCGATGTTCAGGGTACGGTTAACAACATCCGAAACATTGAGGATGGATCAGGGATTGTCACCAACGTCTCTGCCGAAAACGGCATCACGATAGCCCACAACTTCACTGTCAACACCACTGGCGAACCTTTGATGCAGGACATTGCTGCGGCGAGTCCGATGTTTGTTTCATTGGTAGGCGGTACAGGGATTTCATGTACAACGGTGGGTGACACGATTGAGATTGCTTCCACTGAAGCAGCTTCGTATGCCTCGGTATCAATGACTGGAAACGCTACTGCGACGACTATTGCGTCTACGGCTACTCCGGTGAAGGCTGCTGGGACGTTTGTGGTAGGTGATGTCTCTTCGGGCTGGACGGCTGCAACCAATGGCCGGATTACATACACAGGGCAGACTAATAGGCACGTGATCAACGCTCTTGCGACTCTGGATGTGGCGTCTGGCACGAACCACAAAATTTCACTGTTCATCGCCAAGAATGGATCGGTTGTTTCTACTAAAATGACCGACACAATTTCATCTGGTGGCCCCAGATCAATTGCCACGTTCGTAAGTTTGGTTCTGAACCAGAACGATTACATTGAGATATTTGTTAGAAACGAATCCACAACTGACAGTGTTATTGCCGTGAATGCTGTATTGAGTGCGCTCTAATGCCGACAATCCTACCGATTACCAATGGTTTTTATATTAGCAACTCGCTGCCCATTTCAGCGCAGGAGTGTACTAATTGGTATGTGGTAGTTGAGAGCGCACCTGCATTAGCTAAGGAGACTCTTAGGGGAACGCCAGGAATAGAGCAGGTGGAAACCTCTGGGACTATTCTGCAAGCGAACAGAGGCGCTCATACGATGGCTGGGCTTCCTTACTTCGTGAATGGCACAAAGCTATATCGACTCGATCAGACCCAAGTAGTCCCGACTGAGATTTATGATCTAGTGGAGATCGGGACTGTTGCAGGGACTGCCCGTTGCTCGATGGCTGATAACGGCACTCAGTTGCTGGTTCTAGTGCCTGGTGGAAGTGGTTACATCTACAACCATGTGACCGACACATTTTCACAGATTACCGACCCTGATTTCACTGCGAACGGTGATCCTCAGTTTGTTGTGTTTGTTGACGGATACTTTGTTGTTTCAACTGATACCAAGAAATTTATCGTCTCTGCAATAAATGACGGCACAAGCTGGAATGCTCTTGATTACGGAACGGCAGAATCCGATCCCGATAATATCGTTGCGCCGATTGTATTTAAGAACCAGTTATTCATTTCGGGTAGTCAGACTTTCGAGGCTTTCCAGAATATCGGAGGAAGCGACTTTCCTTTTCAAAGAACGGGATTGTTCTTGGATAAAGGGGTTTTCTCTCCTTATTCGCTGATTAACACTCAAGACACGTTCATGTGGATCGGTGGTGGACAGAATGAGTCTCCCGCTATCTGGGCTTTCGCTGGTAACTCCACGCAGAAGATTTCCACGGTCGCTATCGATTTCATTTTGAAGGCTCTCACGAATGACCAGTTGGCTAACGTCTATTCGTGGACGTACTCCCAGAATGGTGCGTACTTCGTGGCATTTGCTCTGCCCAATTCGACATTGGTTTACGACCATGCTTCTAAACGCTGGCATGAGCGAAAGTCTTATATCGAGGCCGAGCAAGTGGGTTACAGGGTTTCGGGTTTGACTCAAGCCTACAATCATATCTTCTGCGGCGATTCTGTGGACGGTCGAATAGGCAAGCTGAATCCAGACCTTTTTACTGAGTATTCAGGGGCGATTATCAGGACGGTGGCAACGCAGCCTTTCCAGAATAATATGCAGTCAATCTTCGTTCCTTCTATCGAACTGACTGTTGAATCAGGCGTTGGTAATTCATCTGTCAGCAATCCAGTGATTGCGATGGATAGAAGCGTTGATGGTAAAACGTGGTCGGATCAGCGCATGAGAGGATTGGGGAAGGTGGGCGAGTACAATCGCCGCGTTATTTGGCGAAAGAATGGAAGGGCTGCAAGGCTTGAAGTTTTCCGATTTACTTTGAGCGATGCAGTCAAGCCAGTGATTATCCAGTTGACCGCTGAGATTATTCCGGGTGCGAAATGAGTGGGCCAAGGCTTAACGCTGCGAATCCTATCGTTGAGTCCAATGGGACGATGACCCAGCAGTTTAGAAACTGGACGATAGATGCTTCGTTAAGCATTCCGATTATCGGTGTCGGGAGTCCTGAAGGCGTTGTGACTGCAAGGCAGTACAGTCTTTATATTGATTCCACCGGAGCAGCAGGCTCAATCGAATATCGAAAAATGCTTCCTGATATCGGCGGGGATGTGACTCAAGGATGGCTATTAGTGTGAGAGGCTGTTTAGAGTCTGAGGCGCTCTCAATATTGAGAGACCCGTCCGTAAGTCAGTATTTGAATATTGATCCGAGGGGAATCGCGTCTGACTGGATTATGTTGCTAATGGGTAATCGGCTACTTGTTTTAGCCAGGCCAGAAGATGATGAGTTAGAAATCCACGTTGCTTGTCGATTCAGAGACCGAAAGAAACTCAGAGAAGTAATGGTATTTGGTTTGGATTGGCTGAA